TATTCAATATTGTTGGTGATGTTCATGATGTAATAAGGGTAGCGTCAGCGACAGGTGTATTCTACCATAAATGGGAGATTTGTACACCTATTTTTAGATCAAATGTGATTTTTAATTGGCGACGATAGTGCAAGCGGCGCCGACACTCTCGGCCACAGTAGTCGCTGGGGAGCCACCAGGGTGCACGGTAATGGTATCACCTATACGATGAGCGGCCAATCCATTCACGAAAACATTTGCAGAGCCAGAGGCGGCTTCATCGCCGCAGATCGTCTTATCCGTGACTCGAATCAAATTGTGGCCTTCTAAGAAAACGTTCGGAGAACCGCCGGTGAATACTCGATTCGCAGGAGGTTCAATTTGACCGCCAGGATTGTGATCGTGCTCCGCAGATCTGTCTACTCCTGAACGAACGATTGCTGGCATGTTGCTTATTTATCGTAGATGCCTTTGATCATCTTCTCGAAAGAATTCACCTTATCGAGGCGATTGGGCCAATAGATGTAATCCTTCTCGGGATTTTCCTTAAGGTTTTTCAGCAAAGGCAAGATCGCCTTATAGATCTTGTCAAGCTTTTGTTGAGTCGTTTTAGAATCCTCTGCCTGGGCAGTTAGGGTCTGTACCGTTTCTAGGTCTTCTTCGTGAACGGCAGTGAAACCGAAATCGAAGGAATCGTCAAGAATTGAAGATGGCATCGTAGTATGATTCGTAGAGTTGATCGAGTGAGAGTAGTCCTCCTTTATTTACCAGGACTCGATCGTCATTGGCAAAGAAGAGGGTCGAAGGGATAAACGTCAGGCGATACTCGACGATACACTTCACATGTTTTTCTAGGTCAAGGTCAATTATTTCGAAGGAAACACCAGTGGCGGCGCAAAATGCTTCGACAGTCTTGTGATACGCCGAGCAATCTTTGCAGCGTGATAAAGAATAGATGCCAACGCGCATATCATCACAGAGGAAAGTAACGAACTCCGCGCTTCCAATCGACTTCTTTCAGGCGATAATGGTTGCGTTCCATCGATTTCTCCCCTGCATTCGAGGCAACGATCCAACCATCAGGTTGGCGAGTCATCTGCCATGCACGACCAAGTCCATAAGGACCACGCTTACGATGAATTCCAAGGGCTTCGAATGGGCTTTTTGCTTCAACGATTGCTTCTGCGCCGTCTTTTTGTTGGATACGATATTGTGTCATGATGTAGTAGGTTGCTTTCAGTTACGGGGTTATTCTACCATAACCAGGGTCAAAGTACACATCTTTTTATCAAGGATGTGATTATTTTTAATGCTATTGATCGTCAATCGATTGATCGACCTTAATGGTTATTCCCCTTCCCCAATCAAGGTCGATCGATGTGGGTTGTGGGATACAGATCATTATACCAAACCTGCGGGGGATGTAAACCAAAAAATGCGGTTACGCACAGCTTTTGACCAGCTTGGCCTCATCATCCCGGCGAGTCAATAGGCCATCAAGTCCTTTACCAACCCAGAGATGCTTCATCGCGATGATTTGTTTGGCGATGTAATCATAGATGTCTTCTCGGTTATTGATGATCGCGTTCTTGATATTGAGCATTTCGACACGTGAGATGCCACTAACACTGCCACCACGATTGAAGACCAGACTCACTAATGCACCAAAGGCATCAGGATGAAGTTTGTCCGATCCAGGAAATGCCTTGATCGTCTCCTTAATAAAGCGTGGTAATGTGTTGCTCTGAAATACTGTGAACGCCGAGTCCCAAGGGATCGAAATATCTTTGACGCCGCCAATAAGATCTTTGGCTCGCCGAGCAGCGGCTCCAAGGCAAGGTTGTAACCTAGCAAAATCTCCGGAAGAAAGTTGACCTTTCCAATCCAGAGTGAATTGTGCGCTCGTATTGTAGCCAAGATCATAGCCGATGCCTATCGTGACTCCTGAGGCGCCGCCAGGATATGACGGATGCTTTAACGCGCGGTCGTAATAAGATTTACCGCCTCCGACCTCATAGTCAAGGATAAGTTTAAGTGCATTCGCGGATAGAGAAGTTTGTGAGCTTGATGCTGATGGTGTTACAACAGTCGGGATAGTCGGAGCGACCACACCTACTTTATCGGCAATCGCTTGCCATGTTTGCTTTCCATCGATACCATCATCGGCTAATCCTAATGCTTTCTGCACGGATTTGACCAAACTCTCTCTATTCGCAAAGTTCATATATTATTTGCCGGTTTGCTTGGCCTTACCGATGTTGAGAGCCAACGTGTCGATGATGGAATATACCAATGCGAGTTTCGAACCTGCCTTAGGCGTAGGAGTAACGGCAGCGATGGTCGAGGCGACGGTAACGGCAGCGGCGACGATGTTGAACCATGAATAAGATTCGATCAGGGTAACTAGCGTCGTGATGATTGTTGTGATGTCCATATTTTTGTTTTTTTAGTTTTTCACTGAAGCATGATGTATTGAATTTTATTTATACTCGGAACTTTCCGAAGGGTGACCAGACCGAGGCAACAGCCTTAAAAACAAAATATGCAAAGATGAGTGCTGCCATGGCAATGACCGCCTTTTTGTAAACTCCGGCATCCTCGAGTTTAAGACGTAGCGTGGTCTGTTGTTCCACGGAGTAGCCGAGTTTAGTCTTTAGATCTTCGATGACTTTATCTTTATTGCCGCTCACTTTCATCCATTGCTCCGATTCGACATCTTTCTGTCGAGAATACTCCAAGATTTGATCCAATACTGCCTCGGCATTGAACTGTTCGGCGATCAATGCCTGGTTTGCCAGATTAAGCAAGTTGATATGCGTATCGGCGCTATTTAAGAAACGAATCAATCCCGCATGAAGTGAGACGCCATTGCTATCCACGTCGGTGTATGGCTTCATCATTACAGCATATTCTAAGGATTTCGTGATATCTGCATCGACAGCTGTGATATCGATCTGTTGTGCCGCAGTCGCCTCTTTGATTTTTTCCTGAACGACGATTGCCTTTTGAACCGAGGGCACAACGCTCTGCGCAATTTCAGGATTCTTCATAACTGTAATCACTCGCTCAGGAGCACATGATTGAGACAATACCCCCACGACTAATAGCACTATGATTGTTTTCATAGAAATATATATGCAAAAAAATGCCGTACCCTCCAGAGAAGATACGGCATTTTTGTAACCTTAACGATATTATTTCTTAGACTTTTTCTTCTTCGTAGTAGTGACGATTGGTTCCACCACAACTTCTTCGCGAAGCGTAACGATTTCTTCGGTCCTTGGATTAGGATTTGCCAGAGCTTCATCGCTGATGCGTTTGGCCACGATGATATCCCTTTGTAAAGTTACCTTCAACGCGGAATATTTGGTCAAGACCGCCTCAAACCCATTTCGGGTGGACGACACGATGTTAAGATCATTGGCAAATTCTTTATCTTCATTTAATGCATTGTATTTTTCAAAAACATCGCCGAAACCGGATCGGAATCTGCGAACGCTCGTGATGTCATCGATGAATGAATTTACTTTATCTAGCTTAGTCTGAAGGTCGTATAGGGTGGCCATAAGTTTTTATTTATACACCTCGGCTCTTGTTGAACTCCTTCAGCGGCATATCGACCTTGGTATAGGTGCAATCCGGGCTTTTCTTGAGCTTATTTTTTATAAACTCCTGAATAGCTGTGGTATCATGTTTCATAAACACATTCCAAGACTTATCGGACCACTTTAGCACCTCGACTTTATCGATTTCCATAGCGGCTGATGAGTGGATGTTTCTCTGAATACTTCAGTGAATAATTCATTGGACGATGCCATCCACGAATCTGTTGCCCATCCACATTATGGAATGAACTGACATCGCCCTTGGTAGCTGCCTTGGTGGCGAGCATCGTAAGCTTTGCCTTGTTGACCGTATCATCATAAGCATCTCCGAGTCTTAGGCGATATACCGATTTCCAGAATAGTTTGCTGATCATGTCTTTGTTAGTTAGGGTCTACTCCGCCGGGTCCATTCAAAAGAAAGTCTTCCACTTCTTGCTCACAGATCACTCGATCCACTGCATTGCCCAGAATTTTGTATTTCTTGACAAGAAGGGCAAGTGTGTCTTCGATTTCTTCAATGAGTTCGTATTCACGTTCGCGATAGTATTCTTCGTTTTTCATAATTAAAGCAGTTTGCGTTTACCGATCAGAGCATGGGCACTATCAGCTACTTGGGTATAGAGATCCTCGAGGGCTTCGTCGAGCGAGTAGTAGTTGTTGAGATCTACTTCCCATTCGTTGCGAAAGAAACCGCTCTTGATGTCGGTGCCGGTGATAAGCTTGTCTCTAAACTTCATTACGGTAGTGGAGAGGTAATCGCCATTGCGTTGCTTTACCTCGATGCGGCCGATTCGTTGGTCTTTGATGTGTGTCAGTGTCATAATAAAAATTGGTGAGAGGATTAGCCTTCGCGGACGATGCGAACGGTGGTGAAGCGCTCATTTGGATTCATGACGTATGTGTCACCCTTATTGTCAACTACGTGCAGCGTCTTGATGTTGACCTTGGCAACGATGAAGAGGTTGGTGATCTTATCGAATTGTCCACGACCATCGAAGATCTCGGTGGTGACTTCAAGCTTATCGTTGAACTTGTAGATTTGCTTGAGGGTTGGAAGAGCTGCGACCGGTGCTTTTTTGAGGAGTTTCATAATGTAGTTTGTTGCCATTAGCAGCAACAAGGATATCCTACCATATTAGGGGACATTGTACACATCTTTTTACATAAAAATGAAAAAGATTTTGCTGCTCTGGCAGCCAAAGGGTTGTCCAGATTAAAAGCGTTCTTTGATTTGATCCAGAGACAAAAACATCGTCCCATACTTAGGATAGACCACATCCACACAGGCATTCACATATCGAGGATCCTCTTCTTGCCAAAAGAGACGCCGCTTTCGCATCACTGACTTATTATGCACATGCCCGTGAACGTTGACCTTGCGTGCCCTGAGCTCATCTGGATGAATCGGGCAATGAGTGAGCCAGGCACTCTTATAGCTGATTATGCCATGAATCTCCTCAAACACATTTGCCTGGGCCGAGGTGTTGGTGTAGTCGTCATGATTGCCCTTGACCAAGATCTTGCGACCTGGCAATGTAGCAACGATTTTCAGCGATTCGGCATCGAATGCCACATCCCCGAGCATATAGATCACGTCATTCTTACGAATGTTTCTTACCCAATCCTGAACGAAAAGTTCGGTATTGTGCTGAGTATCCTTGACAAAGGTACGAAATTTGGCAATCGATTTGTGCCCGAGATGTGGGTCTGCTGTGAAAAATACGCTCATAATATATTTTAGAAATTGTGCCAATATGAAACTGAAAGCTCTTGGGGTGTTAAAAATTCATTATCTTGTGGAATGCCAATCTTCATATGACGACTAATAGCCATAGTAAGAGGGTTGGGTACGCATGAGAGCGACATTGCTGATAGTACCAAAAGCCATAAAACAACGATAAGATTTTTAAATTTCATTTACAACAAAGAATACGCTCATAATATATTTGATTTGGCGGGCAGTGTAGGATTTGAACCCACGGAGAGCTCATCGCCCTCTTCCGTTTTCAAGACGGACGCCTTAGACCACTCAGCCAACTGCCCTTAAAATTTATCTGCGACCTTGGCCGCGATTTGGTTTCTTGTAGTTCTTCGAACCCTTTAGTCTCGAGGTCTTGCTTTTTGCATGGACTCCTGGACGCTTTGTGCTCTTGACTTGATCTTTCTTGATTCCATTTTTCATATGATGTATTTATCAGCACTCCACTACCACGAAATAGCGATCGTCGGCGATATGAATCACTGTCTCGTTGCTCGATTCGCCAAATTCACCCTTCTTGACCTCTTCACCCGAGAGTGTGTACAAGAAATGATTTGGCAAGGAGTATCGGAGAAATCCTCCTGCATCCAGTTCAAGCGATGATTCACCAAGGATTTTTTGCCAATCTTTGATATCGGCATCCATCGCCTCAAAGGCAAGTGAGAGTGCAGTCAAGAATTTATCCAGTTGTTGGTCGGTGTCGTTCATAGTTTTAGGTCGGTGTATTGGTAGTTTTGTGTGATGTGATGTTCCAGTCGTTTGAGAGCTCCCTTGTTGAATCGATCAGCCGGACATTCCAGAGCAATATAGGAATCGATGTCAAAGCGAATCAGGCCATCAACATTCAAGATCATGAACATTGGCATATACTTCTGGGCATTCATGGCTTTAACGATTCGATTCTTACTAGGAATCTCAAGGATGCCAAAGTAGACTTCCTTATGATCTTCATCCCAATGTACGGTAGCTTTCTTTTCGAGAAGAAAATCAAACTTATCGGCGAAGTCCTTCAATTGAGAAGTGAGCTGAGTGATGTATTGTTTCTTAGTCATGGTATTAAGAGTTGAGGGCAGAATGGGTATCATCAACAATGAACTCCGTGATTGAGTAGTCATCATACGCTTGAAGGTTGTAACGATTATTGATGCGATCGACAGCAATCTCGACCTTGCGCTCCTCAAGTGTGAACACTGCCTTGTCATAAGAGGAGAAAACACCAAGCACTTCACCACCTTCATAGTGAGTGATGCCAAAGAGAAGGAACATTGTAGATTTCATAATATCGATGAGTTGTTTAGTTTAGCGAATGATTTGTTCTTCGAGTTGTTTGACGCGCTTGAGTAAGCGATCATAGTCGGCTTTCGCAACAAACAGTTTGTACATCGACGTACCAACAGAGGAGGTCGTAGGAATCCAAAATTTGTGAATAAGCGTTTTAGTCTTCATAATATAGAGAGGATTAGGATTAGCCTTGGACGCGGCTAGCACCGACAACATGGGCACAAGCGAGGGTAACAGTCACACCGGACTTGACGGTGACATTCAGATAGAGGTTGACGGCCTTTTGGCGATCGCTGCCGCGATAGATTTCCATAGTGCCAGCGGTTACGATGAAGGGGAATTTTGCTTTTGTCATAATGTAGTGGGTAGTCTCAGTTACAAGGGTATCCTACCATAAAGGGGGCCAAAGTACACAACTTTTTACATCAAAAGCGAAAATACTTTGGCCCCGCTGATTATCAATCACTTATGAACGATGACCTTCATGTAGGCAGGCAGCCTATTGGCGTAAACCTGAACTTCTCGATCATTCTTCACATAGACGTCGAACACGTATGCTCTGCCGCGAGCAGCCTTTTTGCTCGTCACTGCTGATCCTCGATCTTGTACAACGAATTCTCCGTTGCTATCGAGTTTGCCCTTCAACGCGGGTATTGTAACCTTCGTTCCAAATGGGAACTTTGGATGTGCCGCGAGTGTGACGCCTTTTACGGCACGTTTGGTTTTCGAGTCAGCGACCCTGCCTGAGCCATCACGATAATAGGTGATGCGTGCCCAGTACGTTTCTTCCTTTGCAGACCCTAGCGTTGTGCATATGCTTAAGGCCAACATTGTCAATAGGAATATGTTTTTCATATTTTCTCGTTTCTTGTTGGTTTCAGTATATTGCAGCATCCGTTTGATACCGCGATATGAGAATGGTAGTCCCGGTGGGGGCTTGAACCCACGACCTCGCACTTATAAGGCACGCGCTCTGACCACGACTGAGCTACGGGACAATTAAAATGGAGCCTCCTATCCGATTCGAACGGATGACCTACAAATTACAAATTTGTTGCACTACCACTGTGCTAAGGAGGCGATGGCTCCGACTCGTGGGATCGAACCACGGACCCGATGATTAACAGTCATCTGCTCTGCCGCTGAGCTAAGTCGGATTTATCACTTACATTATTATATATAAGAAAGATTTTTGAACAGGTGAGTCGCTACTCTCACTTCTTACATTTTTAAATAGGACCAAAGATTCAATGGCCATCACACCATGTCTACATCTTCTACCATGCATCACTGCATTGTTACCGTTTGGAGACCAACTTAAGGGTGATACCCTTACAAGCTGTAAGCTGCCTCGTCTCAACCTGATGCTCAGGTCTCTGTTCAAAAAGGTTTCTATCGCCGAAGAAGTCCCCCGTTTCCACAGAGGCTAAGTGATCCTTCTTCGCTTTTCTACAAGTACTAGCTCGCTGGAGAGCTTGACCGCGCGCGGCGTGGCTACACTCATTTTCCGGTCTGTTTTCTCTGAATAGTTCGGGCGATCAAACTCACGATAGAAAAATTGTTGCGCTTATTTTACTAAACTTAAAAATTGTATAAATACTATTACTATGACAAATTACGATTCAAGAGACCCTTTAGTTGAAGCTGCTCGCCAGTTTCTTTTGGCAGAAGAACAAATGATTAAGGTTTACGTGAATTTTGAATTCGCGATGTATGACGATGATGCTAAAACTGAAAGAGCAGCAAAAAAGACTCAGGTTTTAATCAAAAAAATCGCCGCAGATCACGGATTTACAGTAGTTGATACAGATGAAAATCTAGGAGGTGCTGAAATTGAGGCAACATTTTCTGGTCCAAAAAACAAAATCATAAGTTGGTTACGTTCTCGCAGCGGAGATAAAAAATCGTCTGATGATCAACTGCTTAAAAAATACAGCTAAAGAAGGGGATTTATCTGTCAGACCTTTAATTGTGCATGCCCCTCACGCACGCACGACATCTTCGCTGAATCACGGAAGGGCCGTTGTGTAGTAGCAATGCTACCTCAGACGAATCATCAGCTAGGTCTTCACAGTCGCGTGTAGATATTCTCGACAGATAAAAGGATAGAATGACTGAGATGTCCAGCCTAGGACTCTCAAATAGCGGTCTTCATGAAAGGCATGCCCTCAGTCATTCAGTTTGTCCATAGGGTGTGCATCCCATCGCCTTAAGCAGGACTGGCTCTACCTAGTACTATAACCATTGCCATAGGTGGCTTCTTTGCTATGCATTCCTATTCGCCAAGGAAGCAAAGAACGGTCAGACGAAAGTGAACCAACTGCTTGACATGACGCACACTACTTTATCAGGTATAGCCGCCATCAGTCAAGCAATTGGAGTTTTGTCCATGGCATCATTCGATGCTTACGTTCACGCAGGACTGGCACTAGCTAATGGTTAGCCCACATTAGTCAGGGTCCATAGAGTATTCACTCTTCGATTCGAGCAGGACTGGCTCTAGCTACGGACATCCTCATAGCGGGATTTCTACAATGTGTGGTTATTGACCCACACGGAATTTCAAGCCTGTACGCACTCCGAATGCGCCTAACTCACCGATTTCCATTGCAAAAATAATCTCTACCGTTAAACCGACTTTCACTGGTCACGAATTCTTCGCAAATTAAATTTGCTTCACTGGTAGAGTCGCCGATGCATCGTAATCGAATACATTAGCAAAATTGGTGGACACCGGGGAATCGAACCCCGTCCGCGATGCCGAAACATCACGTCGAACTCCTATGAGTGCCCATATAAAATTGGCGGGCAGGCAGGAATCTAACCTACGATCTTTAGCCTATGGGGCTAACGCTTTATACACTAAGCTACTGCTCCGATGAAATGGTGGGTAGAGATGGATTCGAACCAACGTAAGCTTACGCTAGCAGATTTACAGTCTGCCCCCTTTAGCCGCTCGGGCATCTACCCACATGAATTGGTTGCGGAAGTTGGGACTCGAACCCACGTAACATGCTTATGAGACACGTATCTGAACCACTCGATTATTCCGCGTTTGAAAATTTAGAGAGCTTTAACAGGCATACATACCATGCAAATCCGAGGACGTGAACTTAATCACCGCATGTGCATCGCCACTCTCCGTGAGTCCGGTTGCAAATTGAATGCTCATTTAATGGTAGGCGTTGTCGCGTTCAAATCTCTACCCGCATAGAGCAGTTCAAGATCCTCCTTCGCTTACCGCACAGGGCATGAAGCCCTTTGTCCCATTAAAGAGCAAAGTTTTTAAGAAATTCAGGTTATGTCAAAGACTATCTTTACAACCAAGACTTGGTCTCAGAGGAATTGAAGGTGCCGTCGTGAAGAGCAGCTCAATCAATCATGGTGTATTCTACCTTATTTTGAAGGCTTTGTACACCTAATTTTTACTTATTCTTCGCTTTCGACCGGAGACTCAAGAGGAGCTTCCGCTACTTGAGTTTCGGCCGCAATCGCAGCATCTCGAAGCATTTGTTCATATGCGCGAGATGAGTCAGATGGAGCTAGGTTGTTCATAGTAAATTTTATTTATAAAGTGGTAGGGGCGCTCGGATTCGAACCGAGGATCCTTCGTTTATGAGACGAACGCTTTAAGACCACTAAGCTACACCCCTTTTTGTTTTTGAAATTGGTAGCCGTGGTCGGACTCGAACCGACAAGCTTGCGCGGCAGATTTTAAATCTGCTGAGTTTACCGATTTCTCCACACGGCCGTTATATTTCAATGATTGTCTGCCGCCTCGTTGACCGTGGCAGAAAAGCCGAGGCATAATGTGAGTGTCAGCGTTGCCCAGAAGACCAAGGCGTTCATCTCGTGAGGAATGATGTCCAGAGAACGAACTGCCAAATATACACCGATATTGGCAAGGGCAGCGATGCCAGTGATGAGTGCTATTTTCATGATCTTAGAAGTTAGGGAATAGATCGCTCCAGATTTCGGCAAAGGCATCGCCATCGATGGAGCCATCTGCAAGCTCAGCGCTAAGCGTTTCAAACTCACCGCACTGTTCGCGGTCAAGTTGGCAATTGTCCCACATCTCGGAGACTCGGTCGTAAGTGTTATTTTCAATTGTTTTCATAATGTAGTTGAGGTTAAGTTCTTCTTGGTTACGTGGTTATCTTACCATGTTTGAGGGTGTTTGTACACCAGATTCTTCATTCTTTTTCATTTATTTTTAGCCGCAGGCAATGACCTTGAAGCCTGTGTGGAGACCAAAGTCGCGAAGGACATTGCTTCCAAAGAGGATAGCCGTCCAGCGACCGTCATAGGTAGGAATGACCGTGTGCCAAGCTCCTGAATCCAGGATACCGAGTTCTTTAAGCTTGGCAACCACTTTCTCTTTGGTCGCATAGGACTTGACATAGGCTCCGTTGATAGTGATCTCACCTTGGGCTCCAGTGATGGTGCAAGCTTCGGTTTGTTGGGCGACGGTCAATTGTGTTTTCATAATGTAGTTTGTCGCCATTAGCAGCAACAAGGATATCCTACCATATACAGGGCCCAAGTACATGCTTTTTTACATTAAAAGCGAAAATAGTTTCACTCGTCCCCATCAACGGCTTGCGCGCCCTTCTTCTTGGCTTCTGCGGCAAGCTTTTTCTTTACCACGACGTCACGCTTCTTCAATCGGGCTATAACCTCATCCGAATCCATCCAGAGGTCCTTGTTATTGAGCAGTGCCTGAATCTCTGCCTTAGTCAAGAAATCCGAATAGACATCAGTCAGCAACTTCTCTGACCATTTACGTTCATGAACCAGATTGTCGTACATCTCTCCGCCTTTGCCAAAGGAACCGCCCGAATAGTTGTGGAACATGAACATCGAGTGAGGCGCGATCTGAAACTCATCAGCAGCCAAGAAGAGCATGGTTGCCGCACTCATGCAGATACCTTCTACGCTGGCAATGATGTGAGCCTCGGTCTCGGCCAGAGCCTGGAGAAACTGGATCGTCGTAAAGAGGTTTCCACCCGGGGAATTGATGTGAATCTTAATCGCATCCGAATTACGAGTATTGCGAATCTCCTGAAACCAATCAGTGTATTCGCTGGCCTCGCCAATTTCATCCGAGACATAGTACTCGTAGAACTTTCCGTATTCGTTTGAATAGGACTTGCTGTCTGCGGCTTTAAGGAGTTCGGCGAGTCCGTTAGAGCTTTTACGATTTTTTTTGTTAGAATGCATGGCCGAATAGTTTTTGTTTGTTATAGAATTGAATAGCTTCATCGAGTCCCTTGGTCCATTTATCACGGTGTTGTTGAAAGATTATAGGATTTGGATCATTATCGACGACCATGATGGTGATCAGATTGACGATAGGAATGCCTGTACGCTCCTCAAACATTATTGTATAAGCTGCTTCTTGCATGAAGTAGTTCTCGATGTGTTGCTCGCTCTTGATGCGTGAACTGGTCTTGAAGTCAATCACACTCAGGCGACCATCAAATTCAGCGATCAGGTCTACGCGTCCGGCAATGCCGAGATGATCACTATAGAGTGGGCATTCCTGAAGGACGACTTTACCGATTCGCTCATCGAGAACCTTTTGCACCGTCTTGAAGCTTTGAATAACGTGAGGCATCTCATCCTCGGCAAAGATCTCTTCTTCGTTGTTCAGATACTTCTCGGCCAGCAAATGCAATGCGGTGCCACGAGAACATGCATGACGAGTGATTCGATTCGCCTCCTCTTCGCCTACTCGCTTGCGCCATTCAATGATTGCCTCTTTACCTCTGGCTCCTAGCACTGTGGTGATCGAGGGATATTTCTTACCAGTCGGAGTAAGATAGGTCCTACCTTTTGCCGAGCTTTCGTCGGAGAGGTCTTCATAACCCAGAGAAACTGGCTCATGAATGAACGTTTTGTTGCGAATGAATGTAGGCTTAGATGCAGATATAATCATAATGAGTCCCAATCAATGTATTCCGAGGGTTCATCTCGAGCTTTAGCGTCTCGATGTCCCTTCGAGGGTTTTTGCCCCTTTGTGGTATTGTGTGTGTATTTTGTGTGTGAATCGTCGTAGTAAGCGTCACGATCTTTGTCGCGCTTAAACGAGGAATTGCTGGTTTTTCGGCTCTTGCCCATTTTCTTCTTCTCTTTCTTGTATTTCTCTTGTCATGATATAGTCACGAACGATTTGTGATCGTACGATATCTTCCCAGGTAAATTCAATATGCTTAAAGTAATTTAATTTATCTATGATGCGAAAGAATTTAAGGATTCCTTTGCGATCGTTGTTCTTGGAAAAGTCAGACTGATAATAATCACCTGCGAAGATAATTCGAGTGCTATCACCGATACGAGTCATGATCGAGTCGAGTTCATGGAAGTTGCAGTTCTGGCACTCATCGACCACAATAACCGAGTTGTTCAGTGTAATACCACGAATGTAAGATGTCGTAATGAAACGAATTGCGCCCTTCTTGACCAGAGTTTCCCAGGCTTTTCCATCACCAAACAGATCATTGACGATGCTGATGTAAGGAACCGTATAGGCGGCTTCCTTTTCCCCTTGAGTTCCAGGTAAAAATCCCATATCCCGCGTAGGAACCACCGAACGAACGATGACTAAGCGTTTCTTGAACTTACTTTTGATGACCAGCTCGAGGGCTTTTGCCAAGGCAATAAAGGTCTTTCCTGCACCGGCCGATCCTGAGAGGATGACGTTATAGTCTTTGTCGAATGACTCAAAGAACTTTTGTTGAGATTCGGTCAGTGCCTCGATCTTCTTGAGATTCAATGGAACTGGTCGGGCAACTGTCTCCTTGACTGTAGAGGCAACGATGTTTAATTTCTTTTTTGGTGCTGGTTTTGCCATTATCGTGTCTCAATACTATTTTTACGACCGCTTGCTTTCTTGATCTTTCCAAGGACATCATTCCATCCTGAACCAGCTCGTTGCAGGACAGATTTCCCGCCTTGGTAGGATATGGCAGCCGAGGCAACTCCTCGTTTGACACATGCTTCACCTTGGCAATTCGGGCAAGGCAGACTTATAGGAAGGTCGCGATCATTGATGAACTGAGTTTCTTCCCAGCGTTCATTGCATTCGATGCAAAAGTAGTCGTATCTCATAGTGTTGTAGTAGATTTATATCGAAATTCGCACAAGCCTATTCTATCACAAAACTTTATTGATGTACATGCCTTTTTCTTCCAGGCTGACAATAGATTCTATCAGCATCTTTAACTTCGATCTGAAGAAGGGTATTCGATCCAGGGCTCCTTCCTTCTCGAGGCGAAGGATGAAGTACTGGGTCTGATGCAGGTCGTTGTGTAGTCGATCAAGTTTTGAAGTTGAATTGAGCATTTACGATGAGGCGCTTGACACCTATCGTATTTATGCCGGGAACAGCGTAGGAAATGCTTTTTCTGCGACTTTGATTGTCAAGGTAGGACAAATATCCGTAAGCTTCTTGTCCTTCATGGCGATGACTAATTCTGCATCCTCGGCATGGATTCCTTCTAACAATTGGATGAAAAGCATTTCTTTTCTGACCTTGGGCAGAGGATTACCTACGAGGAGGTTACCAAGCATCTTGATCGACGAATCGATACGTGCCGGTTGCATCCCTGCCGGAGATTCATCCTTCTTGTATGGAGGAGCTCCTTCTGGAATATCTAAGACAATTTTAGGATTAAAGTTGCCTTGAATAAGGGTCTTCAACGAGAAAGATTCGTTATCTTGTAGGACCTTAACCTTGGCTGCAGTAGTTTTCGCCTTCGTCACCAGCTTTAAGATTTCGTGCGGCAGTAAGTTTGATTTTGGTTTAGCAATCATATTTTATATATCAAGAAAAGAATTCGCTGGCACAACCGATCAAGAGGTTGCATCGCTTGCTGATGAGGTAATTTAGGACCTTAGCGTTGCCTTTTTGTGGAGATGCATTATGTCCGTCTAAGATCATCTTGGTAATTTTCTCAGGAATGTAAGAAAGATCGATGAGTTGACGATTACGAACGAAGTTACGATAGACCTCGCTAGGCATAGTCTCGGCCAGAGAGTTTTTAGTCAGACTCCATTCGGCGATCTTCTTTGCGGTAAGTGGGGTTTGTCTGCCGCCGGAGGTAAAGACATCATCGGCCGAGAGGACATTCGGAACTCCGTCTGAACTGTCACCCTTTAAGATGTGCTCGAACAAATAGACCGAAGGATTCTTGTCGGTAACGAGCTTTTTCGTCATCGGAGAAAACTGCTTGACATTGTCGTATCGCTGGAGCTGAATGAAATCTTTGTCGGCCGAGACGATCATCACATCGTCATGTTGCCCGAATTCCTGAGTAGCCTCGACCAGCGTGGCGATGATGTCATCGGCCTCGACGTTATCGAACTGAAGAACCGAATAAGGCATAAACTCGATGATCTCTTCACGAACCAGATTCATGATGCGAAACACCTCGGTCCAGTCATGGCCACTGGTACCTTCCTCACGATTCTTACGACGTGATGCCTTGTATTCAGGATAGACATCTCTACGCCAGGAGCCGCCATCACACACCACGATAAGCTTGCCATACTTAGCCTTGAACTTCATATTGTACATACGAAGAGTGTTCAGGATCATGTGGCGGATTAGGCCTTCGTCTAGTTTCTGGTTCTTGTTCTGGGAAAGCATAGTTCCCATACAGACACCGCTAAAGTCGAGTAGTATCATTAGGCAGTTATTCTACCATATTTTCCGGAACTTGTACATACATTTTTTTAATGTATTTTGCCAAGTGTCTACGAGTCACCTTTACTGCTATCCAATCATTATAAAAATTGGCATCTAGGATAGCGTCAAGAGCAAACTGTTCCTTGGCCTCAAGATAGGCACATTCGCTTTTAGAGGCGCAAAGATGAATGATCTCCTTCTCAAAGTTCTCAGCTCCGAATTCCTTGATGTCAGCCAACAAAGGACCATTCGAGCCACAATATTTGCGCCAATCACTCTCGACCACGGAGCGAACTTTCTTGCCCTTCCTCACCACGGTCCTCTTGCTCCAGAAGAATTTTTTGCCGATGTACTTCCTCCCATTCAGGAGGTTTCGAATCACATACACGAACCCATAGATCAACTTTGGATCAAGTTCTCCCTCGGCAAATTCTATTGGTTTCCCTTGATAATACCATTGCATGAATAGTATCTATTCAATCCAGGGAATCGTCGTATCCATCTAGTTCCCCGCCATAAACGCGATGAAGACCACAAAACGGACAATATTCCGGATAGAGTTCTTCCTCGGGCAATTGATCGGTGTCTTGATCATCCTCATCAAATAGTTCGTCGCTGTCGTCCCATATGAGTTCATACGAGTACTTGCATCTTGGGCACGTATTTTCTTCTAACATATGCGTTATTTATTATGCCTCGCAAGAGGCACAGTTTAGGATCGAGCGAGCGAGCTCTTGTGAAGGGTTAGCGCTGCGTTGATAATACAACGACTTGATTCCTTGTTGCCAGGCAAAGATCATAAGTTCGTTAACCTCCTTGGGTTTGGTATTAGGAGGAATCATAAGGTTCAGCGATTGTCCTTGATCGATCCACTTCTGACGCTGAGCTGCCTGAATGACGATCTCTTTCTGAGAGATTTCGCCGAATGTCTTGAACACATCCTTTTCGTCCTGAGTCAGGAATTCAAGGTGTTGGACAGAACCGCCGTGAGACAGCACATCTTTCCAGACCTCGAGGTTATCTTGACCTTTGCTCTTAAGAAGTTTGGCAAGATAAGGATTCCTAAAGGTAAACTTACCCTTAGCAAGATCCTTAGTGAAGTAGTTGCTGTTCAGCGGCTCGATGGAAGGAGAGACCTGACCAAGAATGAATGAACTCGAGGTAGTAGGTGCCACTGCCAGTGTAGTAGAGTTACGACGACCATACCCAGCGAGCAATGGAGGTTCACCAAACAATGAAGCGAGCTCAACGGAGGCAGCATCACATTTCTTTCGAAGAGTCGAGAAGACTTCATTGTTGAGCATCTTGGCATCCATCGATTCGAATGCGATTTGCTTCAACTGAAGAAGCGAATGCCAACCAAGCACACCGATTCCGATAGCGCGCTGATTGATGGCAAACTTTCTCGGCGCATCCATGAACGGAATGTCCTCGGTCTTGTCGACGAATTCAGTGATCACTGCATCCAAGAAACAGTTTAGCGTCTCAATGGCATCGGTATCTTTCAATTCGTCCCAACGTTCCAGATTAATCGAGGAAAGGCAGCAAACAAAAGATTCATCGGTCTGATTGCTCAGAAAGATTTCGGTACAAAGGTTACTATGATTGATC